CGAGTGGGGAGCAACGTATACCATATTGCTTATTATCCACTATAGAACAGTGAGTCATCTTTAAAGACTTAGCCCCTAGGAGATTAACTCCAATGTTATTATTTACAAAGTCACTGTTGATTACATCTACTCCTCGGGTATCTGCTGACCATAACCCATCTTCACTACAGTCCCTTACAAGAACATCAGATATTCTACATCTTGCAGACCCATTGCCTATACAAGTATCGAAGAAAATACCATACTCATAGTCTTCAATTGTGCAGTTATGAATTGAAATATAGTGTGGACCCACTTGGTCAGGGAGGGGTTCTTCTTCAATAAAAATACCCGCTTGTGCTGGGTATTGAGGAGAAGTGCTCCTATTGCCCGATAACTTCAGGTTTGATATGTGGGTATAACTATTATTTGTTTTAATACCAACGCCAATTAATCTAGAACCATTGCCACAACCCATTACAGAAGGTCTGCCTGTCCAGTTAGCATTTGTTTGGTCTGCCTCTAAGACCAAATAACGGTCTGAAAAACTGGTTGTAGTATACAAGTAATCCCCCGGTGGGAAGTACAGTACAGCTCCTTTGTTTGCATTCCATTTAGTGTTTGCATCGGCTAATGCAGCTACGATTGCAGCTCTGTCGTTAGTCGTTCCGTCACCCACAGCTCCATAGTCCTTAACATTAATCACCTCAGCAAAGCGATCACTTAAAGACCTACTAACATCAGCGCCTGTGGCAACGACGGACACATTGCCTGAGACATTTCCCCCTACAGTTAAACCCCCCGTTACCGTAACATCACCCTGAAGTGTTGCGTTAGCTGCGGTTATATTTTGAGCTACACCCATATTTCTAACGTGAATCTTGTCTCCAACATGGGTAGTACCTAGGATTTTAATGTGAGTACTGTCAGGTATTTGAAAGTCTGTATCTGGAACCTGATTGATACCGTCAATGCTTACATGCCAGCCAAAAGTATTTGTAGATATTGCGGCAAAAGGAAGGGTATAGGTCTGATCAGTACCAGCTGGGAAGTCGCCACCATCTGTAACCGTAATAAGGCCTGATTGTGCTTGAGAAGGAGAACCTCCGTATAGGGCCAAATCATTGAGATACCCATAGTTAACTGCGGATCTAGAGTGAGGGGTAAAAGTATTACCGTTTTCGTCTAGTGTGAATAATTCAGGTACTCTGACATCTTCATCTGAAACATAGGCATTAATGTCGCCTTGCCACGTAAACGCAGAACCTCCGTATGCAGCTGCAACTTTTCCTTCAGCGTTTAAAGGACACACTCCGCCCGGAGCACCGTAAGCTGGGTGAATCTTTGTAAAGTTTAGCCACATCGCTTCCAACTCTTGTCCAATTTGCATAGTCTGGTCGATAGCCGTGTTTACACTGGAGGCTGTCATCTTTGCGGAAGCATTGAAGGTGACCATCTTGGATTTTGAAGCGGTCTTACGTAAGATATAGATCTTATCTGTAGAGGAAATTGCTGGAAGAGCGGTAGGAACTGTGTTACCTGACTCAGTAAACTGAGTATCAAACCCAGTCGTAACAAAAGTAAGTTCCAAGCCATCTACACTAGCTACCATAGAATGTCCGGGTAAAGTCCAAGCTCTCCACAAATCCTTAGCATCAATCTTAGGTGTTGAGTTATCGAACTGCCGGATAATAATAATATCTTCAAGTAAAGAAGACGTTCTATTCCAATAGCCATCAGAGTCAGCATATTCAAAGGAACTATCTATAGTAATTTTATTGTTGCTGTCCACGTAATAAGGACCCGCAATAAGGCCATTGGATGTGGCGTCCGCAAAGCTCGGAGGATGATTGTCAATAGCCATGCTTGTCTCCTATGAATTATGGAATCTAGTGATTGATTTAAACTTGCCTGTAAATTGCAAGTTAGCTAGGTTAAATGGATACGGGTTTTCACTGGTAAGTTCAATATCTACGTTCTGACTGTAGCCCATAATAGGGAACCTTACCTGCCTAGAATTAGGCTCGTGTAGAATCTCACCAGTAAACGACTGGGAGTCAAAGTTAAAGACTTTCTTTGCACGTCCTGAAACAGAGACCGCTACGTCAAACTTAGCTGTAGCGAATGCTTGCACCAGACCATATCTTAAGTTTAGATTGCCGGGTACAATATTATTATTCTCATCTCTGACATACACAGGTGAAAGCTTTACACTGGCTGGGAATAGAAGGCCCAAGACATTTGTCTCTAAGGCTAGTTCATCAGGGTCAATGATTCCTTCGGCCTCTAGCACCGCTTTTCCATAGGTAAGATCGCCTTCCCAAGACTCAAGTAAAAACTTAAGCCTATAGAAATTACCTTCCCCTGTCAACAGTCCCCAGCTATAAGCGTTAGCCCAATCAGTATTAGAATCATTTGCAAAGAATCCAGCATAAGTAGGTAGATGATCTGAACTTATTCTAGTCTTACCGTCAACAACGCTTCCTGTAACTGGGCCAGTAACTTTCAGGTCCATACCAACGACATCTTCAGTCTCTTTAAAGTTCTCTTTAGAAAGGAAAAGAGTTTTCTTGGAGTTCTCATCATCATAATTATTTGACTTTTGGACATAGAAAATATCATCTTCCCAAGCGTATAAATAATCAATAGCCGGTCCCTTGAGCGTCAGCTCAAAGAAAGCATTCTGAACAACCTTTTCTCCTGCGATCTGGTTACGATAGCAGTGCACTGTTCTACCCTTCATATTAGGCAGACCATTAGGGTCAATCTTATCTACAGCTAGAATCATAGATAAAGCACTAGACTTTGTAGCTAGGTCTATATTCTGAGGGAGATAATTAGGAACATGCTTTGACAACTCATACGCCTGTTCAGTTGCTAGGTCTCTCTGACCAAAGTAAATAAAGAGCCTGCCCTCACTGAAGAAGAATAAACTGTTGTTCATCTTAATAGGATCTACAGTAGTAAGCATGGGATAGAAAGACGTAGGAGCAAACTCAGCAGTCAAAGGAGAAATAATATTATTAGATCCAATCAACTCATACTGAGTATTACCTGAAGTCCCTACGAATAAGAAGTCCCTGAAAGGGATCAGGCTATTAACCGGAGTGTAATCGTTAGAAGAAATCCTAAGATCCAAAGGATCTGTATCTGTAATACTGTCTGGATCATCCATCCAAAAGTTATCCCAGTCTCCAGAGCGACTTGCAATAATGGTATCGTTATTAGCCAAGAACAAACGATCCCTGTAAAATGCCACTGAAGTAATCTGAGAATCTTGTGGATCTCCGGTAGCCGGATCAAAGAAGATACCGGGTCCTCTATTGGTATCAGAATCTCCGCTTTGTCTAGGGTCCCAGTCAATCATACGGATGGAGTACTTACCTTCTGGTGTCAAGTAAATCATCATAGGCATTCGACGCTGATCTATAACAGTACGTTTACCCGGTGCTCGAACCTTCTTCAAGTAAGGAGTCGAGTCATTTCTAACAGCCCGATACCAGCCCGGAGTATTTCCTAAGTACGGTTCTGATAAATAATATATTTTACCACGACCTTTGTTGTAATCACTTCTTCCTTCTCCATCCTCAGGATAAAGCTCTTCTAGCATTTTTTCTACAACTCCACCACCATTCCATGCAATTAAATCGTTATCATCGGGAGGAAACTTAAGATCTGAAAACCTAGCAACCGATTGTCCCAAATGCTTTGCTGTGGAGTCTGGATACACATATTCCTTAACGGGCAAAAACCTAGAAGCCCTAACATTGGGACTGTTATCTTCATGAAACATCCAAGGGTTATCTTCTTCTACTCTTTCCCATCTTGCTAAGTCCTGACTTGGAGGAAGGATAGAGCCTCGTGCTTTAGAGTCTCCCCCTAGCAATACATTAGTAGGGCCCGGAAGTTCTTCAGCATCGACAGAGGTCTTAACTCTCCAAACACCATAAATAAACTGGAAACCATGTCCGGGCTCGCTACCTTCCTCTGGACGACTAGGATTAGGAATAGGCAGAGTATTGTTGCTCTGATTAAAATTATTCCAATATCCCTCATCATAAGGAGGATCCCACTCTGGGGTAAACACATCATAAATACTTTCACCGTCCGAGCCACCTGTAAAGGCAGTAGAGATAGGTTCTTTAGTATAGTCACTTAGGTCCCACGTAGTTGAGTCTGCTGTATGAGAGCCTACGCTAATAGAAAGATTAGAGTTCTTACCCGGATTCATGTGTTGAATAATCACCCGACCGGGGTATGAATTTCTAGGAGCTCCGATGTATTCTACGTTTGCGTAGGCGACTAATAATGCATTATCAAAGTTACTGTCATTTTCTGGGTTATCGTCATTAGCACCGTCTATCGGCGTAGTTGTAAAAATATCGTCATTTAAGCCAGTACCCCAGTGTGCTGTATTAATAGACCTCGCTAACATAGCAGCTGCTTTAAACCCTGAAGCAGTTCTGCTAGCGTTTGAGGCAGCACTAGGATCAAACGAATACACTGCACCCGCAGAACCAGCACCAGCATCATTATCGGTTTTAAACTTATTAGATATATCTACCTGATTACTGTTAGTAGTTGCTACATAAGTTACTGTTCTAACCGAGGAAGAATCAGCAGTAGAACCTGTTTTAGCTCTTAGGGTAATGTGGTTTGTGTTTTTAATAAAAAATAAACCTTCTTCTCCTACATCTACCGTTGTCGGTTCCTTGATAAAATCAAACTGAACAATACCACCCCTAGCTTCTCGGTTAGCATTCCATGTATGACCCCAGCCTTCAGCATTCCCGTTATTTTTAATATTTACCACAGGATCTGTAGTATCAATAACAGTAGAACCCCATGTATAATCCCTAGCTTCTGTCCAAACTTCTGCTCCATTCTTAACATCTACAGATACAGAAGTATGGTAATCTACATCTGCTCCTTCGTAATTTATACCAGTAGCGGTAATCCCTGTGTCATCGTAATCACTTAACCATCTTTTAGGATACAAAGGATATACAGTATCACCTATATAATTATATGAAGGACAAATATCTGTATACTTGTTAACATTTAAATTAGGTCCGGGGTACTCCACGTTTACACCTATTGTGTCATCCATTGAAAAATTATCTCTAGGTCCACCAGAAAACCCAGCATAAACCTCTGGATTAAGAAGAATAACAGAAGACCCAATATTAATACTTTTTAACTCAGCAGGTGAAAGCTCTGGAGGAGGGAATGGACCAGCACCTCCCGCTAAACCTCTCCAACATAAGTAATAAATGGCTTCTACAGGGATCTCACTCCAATCTACTTCTTGACGAGTAGCTACAGGAGATCCGCTTGAGTTATCAATCTTATAGACAAACAGTAAAGACTGCCTTGCTGCTAGGATATGTTCATTGTAGGCAGAATACTCAAGGTCATTGCCCTCGTCGTCATAATCAATACCGTGATATACGTTATTCCCGTTCGGTCTTGTCCAAGCTTTATCAGTAGCAGCAGTATTTACAATAAATAATAAACTCTTAGTAGAGTCGATCTGCATCCAATGGTAGTGAGGAGTAAAGTCTGTACCCTCAGGTATGTCTCCCGTAAAGTCCATCTTCTGAACTAAAGTAGTCCCGTTCCTTTTATCAAGAGAAGATTCAGTCGTACATCTAAAGTTAGAAATAAGCTCGGCCTCAGTAGGAAGTCTTTTACTGGGGATCTGCCTGCCTACCCCACCACTCAGGGAAAAGATAGGTATCTTAACTGGATAATAAGACTGGGCTCGGGTAGCTTTTCTAGCCATTCGATGTTCTCCAATATCTGAATCTATCAGGATCATTTCTTCCAGAAGTACGATCATGGATATCTCTAAGCTTTGGAGTACCAGATCCAAAGATTGTTCTACGCTTGTCATCCATGTCAGAAGCCTTAGACTTGCCGGTGTACATTACCTCAAGCTCTTGGAGATATCTGTCGGAGTGTGAGTCTCCTTGCATAATAATCTGATACTGTCTAGCAGCCGAAGCTACAACAGCTCTTTGCACAGGAGTATCAATCTGGTGCCAATCAATTTGTTTGATAATCTCTACTTCAAACGTAGTACCAGCCTCCCACACGGTAGTCTGGTCCGTAGAGTTAAAGAGAACACTGGGGGCATTTACACCAGCATCTGTAGTAGACCGAGCAATACCAATAATCGGGAACCCATCAGAATTAGTATGATGGGAGATAAGCTCAGCTGAGATAACACTGTTACCTAAGGCGATTTCCCCAGCAGCATCTAGCTTAAACTTTTTAAGATACTTATTACTAGCTAACCCTCTAGACTGATAGTCTACAACAGTTCTTTGAAGTACGTCTTCACATACTTCAGTGTCCATACCACTTTGATTCTCTAAGTCAGATACCATGGATTCTCCTGCCATTAATAGCATGTGATTAACGGCATCAAGTTTTGAAATTACACCCATAGTATCCTCCTTATTAGTTAAAGTTAAAATCCCCCTAGGCCCGTTAAGACCTAGGAGGAGTATACAAAGCCAACGTAGAATAGAACTACGTTATTAGATCAGATCACGCATCAGCATAGCCGTCAGCATCGACATCCATGTAATCTTCGTGACGTAACTCTTCACGAGTATCAAAGGCAGCGCCCTCGGCTCCGTTTCGAGTGTGGATAATAGCAGCACACTCAGGCTTAAGAACGCCTGTACCGCTCATCATCGAAGCAACCGAGAAGGTCGTATTACGACGAATATCATCCACTGTGTCAGTCTTCAGGCCTTGCAAGCGAATGCCTGCAACACATTCTGGAGTCCACATAACAGCACGAACACCGTTAATAGTATCGTCTGCGTCAGAGCCAGCAGCACCCATGGCAAAGTCAATGTTGTACTTGTCTTCACCCAAGGTGTTACCGCCAGAAGTGTCACGAAGCTGATCCGAACCGTGATTCGTCTTTAGGATCGTGCAACCCATGTACTCAAGCGAGTCATGGATCTGTCCGAAAGATGAGCCATATCCGGCACCAAGACCAGTTGCCTGACCACCTTCTGTGTTGCCACCAAAGTAAGCCTGACGACCACCTGAGTTGAGGTCAGATGCCTGACGAGCCACACCAAGAGAACGAATATCCATGAAGCACTGCGGGCTAATAGCCATGTACAGTCTATCGTATGGGATGTTATTCTCTTGCAAGAATACAATATACTTCTCGACAGCTTCAAGCGCCGACAAAGCGCCTGTTGCACGGTCATCAGCAGAAGCACCTGAAGCACCCCACTGGTGGAGCTTACGAGTATTCGTTGCAGTTTCACCATAAAGAGCACTGTCAAGATTCATGTCACCACGAACATTCGCCTTATCACGTACAGTCTGATCAGTAACAGCAGCACGTACGATGTAAGAATAGAGTTGCTTATCTCTAGCATTAGCTAAAGTCATAGCAGCTTGACGTGCAAGTTCGCTTCGGAACTCCCACTGTGTTAACATAAGGTCAACATTGTCAATTTCGAAGTGAGCAGCCATTGGACGCTTATCAAGAGAGACCTTGAATGTCGTCGCTTCTGAGTCTGCACCACCAAGCAGCTCTTCACCGGCATTCCATGAAGGCTTCAGATCCACAGTACCCGTGATGGGGAACTCAATTGTTGTACCACTAGGGATAGTTCGGCTTTTAACCATGCTTTCAAACATGTTATATTCATCATAAGCATGAATAATTTCGCCTGCCCAAATAGGAAGCCAAAGCTTACCAAGATTAGCACCGTTTTCACCTGAGGTTGCAGCACCTACGTTATTACGATAAGGTAACTGACCTACAGTTAAGTCTCCTGTTGCCATCGCATATTCTCCTTTAATTTAAAACTATTGAATAAAACAAAACGCGGATTATTACATAGCTTTAGATTATTCCACAAGGGAGTCCTACGCTAGTGGCTGATATTAGTTCTAATACAGTCTTGTCTCTTTATCCAAAGAGGGACGGATTAACTTAAATAGCTGCCAAAAGGGTCCGCCAAAACCCTATTAGTATTGTGATAGAGTATTCCAGTCAGTTAAAGACATTCGTTTCTCTACCAAGTCTCTGAACTTAGGTTCAGTTTTAAATCTGGGATCGCCTCGTTCAGCCATAAATTCTACCCTACTAGTGTACGGAAGAATACCTGTCTCTCCGTCAGGCACTTGAGCAAGCTTCGGATTTTGCGCTGGTTCCGCAGCTTTCATAGCTGTGACGGCTTGGTCGTACATAGATGATAATCCTCGAAGGGTCACCTCATACGATGTCGAAGCCAGTCCCATATTTATTGCTTGCTGGTCTTCCGCAGAAAGATTCTGAGAAGCCCAGTCAAAGATCTTTTGTAGTTTCTCTTGACCTCCAACTAAGTTAGAAGCCTTTGCGAAACCCTCACGCAATCTAGCTTTCTGACCTGTGATATAATCATCAATCATCTTATCAGAAAAGCCAGTCTTGGTTTTAATTTCTTCTCTTGTAGTTGGAGAGATGTCTCCAGTAGATGCCATTTCCATAGACCAAGCTTCATATGTTTCTTGGTTTACTCCAATATTTTCAGCTTCGATAGTAGCAGCATCTTCTTTAACCTGCTCTTGAATCCGCAATTGAGGACTATCCTCAGTAATTACAGGTTCTGGAGTAGCTTCAGCCTCTGGAACAGGTGCGTTTTCTGGAGCAGGTGCTGAACCCTGTTCTGCGTACTGCTCTTTAAGGGATGCAATCTCCTGCTGCCCTCTTGTGTAATTAGCTTGAGCTTCTTTAAGACTAGCAAACCACGATTCAGTGTCTTTAAAGTTTTCGGGAATCGGTTGCCCAGTGTTTTCTACGTAGGTTTTAAAAGCTCTTGATTCTGCCTCAAACTGAGGATCTTCAGTTTTCCCCATAGGGAATGTTGCTGAAGCACTTTCAGGTTGAGTAGGTGTTACATTAAGCTGAGTCCCCTCTGAGGATTGTTCAACTTGCTCATTAGACATAAATTACATACTCCTTATGTTGTGTAATTCTTAACAACCGAGCTTGTTCTTGCAGCACGGTCTTCCATTTTTTGTAACAGGTTTGCCGGTGTACCAGTCGCATTGTCTTTAACCGGATTAAATCTCTTAGGATTAGTTTTATATGGGTGATCAGCAGCGAGTTTACCTGTCAAAGCATACTTATGAGCAAGATAACTCTCAACCTGCTGTCTTTCATCGGAAGTTAAAGAACCTTTAACCCACATAAAC